GCACCACGCGAGTAACGCGCCATGCTTTCTCGCATCTTGCTTTCGGGAATGATGTACTCAGATTCACCACCTTCACCGACGATTGCGCGAGTTGGACCAGAAACATATCCGCCTTCTGCGTAAGCGTTAAGAGGAATTCGACCGCCGCCAGCAGCAGAACCTCCAGCACCAGGCATAACAACATCTGTGCCAAACGGATTGCCCTGACTACCTGCAGGGTCACTGCCCATCCCAGCAAACGCACGGGCAACGCCGATCGCGATATAAGTTGCAATCATTTGCTTAGCTGCATCCATCAGCATTGATGCAATGCTGCGAAGGAAGTCTGCAAATGCCTGCTCTGCAGTCTTTGTGCCTTCAACAACTGCAAGTAAACTGTCAAACAGTGCATCGGTTACTGGAACGGTAACTGCCATAGCGTCTGTAAATCGCGCCTGTGCTATCGCAGCAGCATCGATCGAAGGCTGAAGCTTTTCGTAGGAGTCCCTTACTGCTTCAAGGTCTT